TCTTCCCCGCCATTAACATTCTTTGTAGTGTATCTACAGGCATTGGCTGTTCAGGATTATTGCCAAAGCCCGCCCTAGGGGCTAACAGTATATCTGGGTCAATCCATTCATATTGCTGTAGCAACTGTCTTGCCATTTCAACTTTATTAAAAGATGGGTCTTGTACAGTCATTTGATATAACTCTTTAGCTTCCATTCGCCTTGTTTCAAAGGTTACAGGTAAACTATCATCTGGATCAACCCTTATACTATATTCTCCTTGAATAGCTGCACCTGTATATTGCACCCAATATCTAGCACCATCTATTCCTATAATATCCACAACCTTACTCTTATCTCTCCAGAAGGTAAAAATGTATTGCATATACTTACGACAGATGCTTGTGTATAAATCAGCAGCTGAATCCCTTCTTTCCATTAATCTAATCTGATTTGCAAGTTGTACTATCTGTGCCTCTGTAGCTGTACGTCTACCCGTCATATAATCCCCACGCTGGTTTCTTGATGAACCCAGCATTTCCATGCAGTCTTGCATTACCTGCAATGACTGTTGTGCAAGGTCGGGAGGAATGTGAGGAGTCAACAGCTGTATAACATTTGCTATGGGGTCATCTGTATCAAACTCCACAAGAGGCATTACGTCATTACTTAAAAACTTTGCTTTTTCATCCTCTGTCATTACTCCCCTTCTAACAAGAGCTTTTATAAGAGCTATCTTTCTATGCATCTGTGCTTGCGTTCTAATCTCATTCATCTCAAGTTGCTGTGGTTCTATTATCTGACAATCAGAGATGCCCCAGAAGCCTACATTACTTTCATTAAAGATGAGAGGAAAAAATGGAAGTCCTTCAACCTGAAGGTCATCAACATCTTCCCTTAAGAACTTATCATGATCCATTGTAATAACATATATTCTATGAGTCCTAAAATCTCTTATCTCCCATAACTCAACCCATTCTTCCTTTTCACATAAGGTATCTAACAGTTCATCTGGAACAGAACCTTCTACGTCTGTAGGGCGACTGGCTATGAGTTGTTTTGGTGCAAATCCTTTACCTCCCTTTAATGCTTCTTTATGTATATATTTCTTATCTGCCATCACATCTGCCAAAGGTCGCATAACTCTTATAGCTACCCATGGAGCACATTCTATATCTAAGTAACCATATGGTATCACAAAGTCTATTGGTCTGCTCCTTAAGAACCAAGGCATACCAGGTTTTACATTAACCCTATATTCTATATTCTCTTCATCCGCTCCAAATCCAGTTAACGTACCTGCTCCAGGAATAATAGGAACAGTTTTAGATGTGTCATAACCATATTCACTATCATACCCACACTTACCTATAGCCGTGCCATATAGATAACTATCTAAACACATCCTCTTTGTCTGTTTCTTAACTCCAGTTTCATACGTTAACCAATTAATAAGCTTCTCAACAGTCTTTGCATGTAAATACTTGCCAGGCATTAAAGATGTCATTACAGCTCTTGGATTGCGACTGTAGACTTGTGGCATCAAACTCTTACCAAAAGCAAATATTAGGTTGACAGGTAGAATGCCCGCTCCCCAATCTCCTGCAAAGTACCTTTCATATGTAGACCATCTTTGAGTGTGTCCATAATGGGATTGATATAAGATACCTAACTTTACCTTATTCTTCCAGTCAATGAGTTGCTGTTCTTTTGTTTCAGCCATTGTTACTTCCTTTTTAAATGTTTAACTAATGCTTTACCTTTAGCCGACTTCCTAGCAGTGCTATAAGCAGCAGCTGCACAGATTTGTCTTGCATGTTCTAGGTTCTTAGGAGTCGTGTTGCCAATCTTACCACTTGACTTATAACTCTTCATACACTCTTCTATATTACCTGATATTGTTTCCTGACTACTTCCTGCCTTAAGTGGCATTCATATCATCTCCTTATGAACTTATTGAAACATAACCTGTAGCTGCAGTTCCAGTTACTACTGCTACTATACCATTAGCAAATGAGTCTGGTTTACAAGGAGTATATATAGCAACTGTTCCAAGAACTGCTGATAATGCTTTAATAACAGTTCCTCCAGAAACGGTAGCACTATCATATAACTTAATAGTAGCAGTATCACTTCCAGCTGTTAATATAATAGATACAAGACCACAAGGCACCGCAGAAACTATTCTATCTGCTCCTATTGCTAGCACTACTCCAGGATCTGCTTTTTGCATTGACATTTCATTGCCCTCCATATATATTTCAAATTTTGAATTTTATCCTATAGTTATTTATCTCTATTTGAAAGTTGATTTGCAAAAGGAAGCCCTTGCTTCATCCTTCCTCTTAGCTCCTTCATTATACCCCCCATGGTTATTCCCTTTATCTCTTCTCTATGAACCTCTGGTGGAGGGCAAGAAGATATCTTTATTGCACCAGCTAATGCATCAATACTATCCACATACCTGCTTCTTTCCACACCTTGGTACTCCAACAGTTCTGTTTCTAAACCATTCATATGACTCTTTATCCAAATAGACTTTGCTGCAAACCTAGGCTGCATTCCTCTTATTCTTGCATCCTTAGGTTCGTTCCTAGTAGGTGTATCATTCCTAACGTTAAAGAAATAATCTTTGACTTTCATTTGTTCTTTTAAATGTCTGCCTATTGCTTCTTGATAAGCAACAGACTCTATACCTATCAATCTAGGTTTAAACTTCTTATGAACAGCAAATAGTTTATCAGTAAGCTGGTTGACACTAAGTCCTTTTTCTCTAATACTTTCTAATACATAGATGTCATTGTCAAACGTCCTAGCTATGGTGATAATGGCTGTATAACAAGCATCCTTCTTACTTGATATTGCAGGGTCAACATACGTGTATACCCAATAGGAAGTTGAAGGTAACTTTTCATAATATTGTATGTACTCAGGCTTAAAGACCATCTTCTCTATAGGCAAAGGGTTTAATAAGTATTGTGAAGCGTAGATGTAAGGTCCCTGACGTTGCTTGAGCTTTTCCAGCTCTACCTCTGGAAACTTCTCAGGATATATAGGTTCTGTCGTACCCTTCCTATACACATTCTGTATGTAAGGAACAAAGTCTTTATCAAACTCTAGTATATGGTCAATAACGTCATGCACTGCCCACCTAGTTCCTATGTAAATTGTTTTACCTGTAGCTGGTTTATCAAACAAAGAGAAGGCTAACTTATACCAACCTATTGCTCTATCAATGTCAAGTTGCGAAGGTGCAAGTTCATCTCCAGTTACATCATCCTTCTTTGCTGTTAGAATGTCATCCATCATAATAACGTCATAATGCGTACCAACCACGTTAACACCTACGCCAGCAGCTGTAAACGTTGCTTCACCAAAACCACCAGTTCTACGTACTGTTACTGCGTGGTCTGACCATTGCACCTTTCTTATATCAGGTACGAGTTCAGGATAAAGATGCCTAAACAAAGTATTTGTCTGAAAGATATGTTTAATGGTACGCAAATGGTTCATTGCATTATCTATTATATTACAAGCTATAAGCACACGAATGTTAGGATTATTGATAGCCAACCATATAGATAGTTTTATACAAACTAAAGTACTCTTTAAGAATGAACGAGGAAGAACAACTAGTTTATTTTGTATAGTCTGGTCTTGTAAATATTTGCAAAGAGGTACATGAACCTCTTTCGTCATTAAGTCTCCATCGCCTCTACCTAGTACCCCTCTTGATAAGAAGTATAAATCTTTTCTACCTAACTCTGCAAGTTGTCGTTCCTTATCATCCATCTATAACCTCGTCATTTTTCACAGCCTTCTTTATATCATCTAAAGCCTTTTTAATATCATTAGCAACTTCACCTTTAATCTCTATTGAACCTTCAGCCAGATAATGTTCCATAGGTTTATGCCCAGTCCTATCTAGGATATCAAAGGCAGAGCGTTGCCTTGTCTTTTCTGACGTTGAACATAACAAAGCTATATTAACATCTGCGGCTAATGGTGAAGCTTCTTTTAACTTCCTATCAACAACATCTTCCACCTTAGACGTCGATAGTTTATCTAACACCATCTTATTAAGTTCAAGTTCCATCTTATCTAATTCTGCCTTGAATAAGGGTGAATTAGTTATTATAGAATAGTTACCATGAGACATCTTAACTTCTCTTTCAATTTGCTGGCGGGATTGTCCACATAATATCCTTCTCATCATATCTCTATATCTAGGTAATACCCTTTTTATCTCAGTCATTTGCTTTTGCCTTCTTTTTTATTTTTAACTGTGCTTCAAATCTTCTTTTAGACTGTCTGCTCCTGCAACAGTATATTCATATTTGAATGTTCATATTTGAATATTCATATTTGAATTATATGTTATATATAGTAGTGAATATATGTTTATCTGTACTATATATAACACAAAAAAAACAATTTGTCAAGACCTTATAAAAGAATAATTTAATTATTATCAACTGTTAGCTGGCTATAAGAGGTATAAACGTTGCTTACTACAGCAATTGTAGAGTGAATTAAAGGTATATCTTATGTAGAGTGATTTAAAGGTATATCTTATTAGGCAAAGGCAAAGGTGTGGGGTGAACAAAGGTTTGTAGTAAAAATTTTATATGCGTAATAGGTGAAGTGCTTATATAATTTTTCGCGGGGGGTGTGGGCGGTGACCGCTTGCTCATCTGTAATAAACATATGTTTATGATAGCTTAAGTTAACTAATGTTAACATTTATGATCATAACTTGTTATTAACAAACCTATGTTTCCGATAACAAATGTTAACAAATGATAGCTTTTCGGGATCATAACTTGTTAGACACTACTTAAATAGTAGTATATACAAACGGCAATAAATTGAATTATATACATTATGCAAAGTCATATGGATGTAAAAAGGTTAAAAGTATTTTAATTTATTTTACATTATTTTAATTTATTTTACATTATTTTAATAAAAATGCTCGACATCTTTTAAAATAAGGTATATAATAATAATGTAAAAAGATAACTAACAGGTTAAACGTTTACACTAATAAATATAAAAGAAGGGAGATTTTAAAATGATAGACATCAAAAATAAAAAAGGTGAAGTTATCGGACAATATGAAAAAGTAGGTATAGCAGAGTATAAAACGCAAAGCATAAGTACAGCAGTAGTAAATGCAAATGGTGAGCAGTCAGACAAAACAGTAGAAGTAACCAAAGAGACCATTTTAGCCCTTGCGACACAGCAATTAAATACTAATGTCAGAAATTACGTTGCAGGATTAGCAAGAGAAAAGAAGGACACCAAAACCGCATTATTAAAAGAATACTTAAGAAGTAAAGGAATTGACTTAAGCTTAAGCGTTGAAGAAATTAAACAGCAATTAAACACACTATAACAGCATAATTAAAAAGGCGTATGTTATTAAATTAGCATACGCTTTTTTATTTTACATTATTATAAATATACCTAGGCAGTCTCCATAAAATTGAAAAATGCTAAAACCCTTTAAAATTCGGAGTTGTGGCGTTTTTTAAAACAAAAAACACGTTAAAACCCTTTATTTATAACACTTACAACCATTTCTAAAAATCTCTTTACTACTATCTATATAATAATAATATATATATATAATATATGATATATATATATACATACTCTATAGGTCAAAGTAAAGAAAAATTGAATTATATTTATTCTCCTATAACCCTTTGTTTACAATGCTTACAGGCATTTTAACTAAAACGTTATAACCCTTTGTTTATCGGAGTTGTGGCGTTTTTCGTTTTTTATCTTATTTTGAATATTCAATATTGAATATAACCATAAAAACCAAAGATTTTTAAAGAAATGGCTTGATATTTCCTATAATAGGTATATAATATAATTATATTATACTATTAGACCAAGCGACCAAAGAAAATTAAAATCAATTATTGAATATATTTCAATATTGAATATTCAATTATGAATATAATAAAGCAGGGAAAAATGGATGAGATAAAAAGGATAAAAGATTCTTTAGATAGGATTGAAACAGGCATGTTAAAACTAAATAAAACACAAGGGGAGAATGTGCTGTTTAAACTAAACTTGATACATGATGATATAATTAGAATATTGCTGTTGATAAGGGCAATCAGTAAATAATAATTAAAAAGGAGGATTAATATGAAAGCTACAAGAAACACAAACCAGCTACTTGTTTGCATCGGAGATAGACTCACACCAAAGATGAAGCGTGCATTGAAATATGCTATACATAAGGATGACAAAGATAAAGTTATTGATGCGTGCCGCCAACAAAACTTATGCTACGATATTATACCAATTAATAAGAAGAATGTGTCACGTATAGCTATCCTGTTAGGTGTTGTTAGATCAATCAAAGCTTAAATTAAAAAGGAGGTTAAGTTAATATGAAATGCAAGGATTGTGGTAATACAACCAACTTTACAATGGTAAGAGAAATTGCAAGTTGGAATGACATCGAAAAGAGGCTTGAAGAATTAAAACATTGGGATGAGTATATAGTATGTGATGATTGTGACAGCGACAAGGTTGATACTGAAAATGATTATTAGCAGATATAAAACAGGAGATTGGTAAACAGTCTCCTGTATTATATTTACTGATAAATAAAATTCAAAAATTGAATTATATAATGAGGCAGTCTCTTAAGACTGCACGGAATGCACCTGCTTACTTAATAACATAACATATTATAATTAAAAAGGAGGATTTATATGAAAACGAAGAATGAAATTGAAAAGGCATTTGCGGTTGCAAGCACGAGTGAAGAAGTATTACTTACTAATGACATTAAAAAGGGAGATTTGATTCAGGAGACAAATGAATGGTATGGGGAAGTTTTAGATAACTGCAGGGGTAATATAAGAGTGTGCAACATTCATGGATACTTTGAAGAGGCGGGTTCTATATACGTTTGGGATATAAAAAGAATTTGTAAGAAGGAAACGATATACTCTATTAAGCTAACTGATAAACAACTAAAAGCACAAGAAATGGTGAGTGCATTTTTAAGATAAAAAAAGGAGGTTTTTAAATGAAACTGATAATAGAAAGTATCTTGTTTGGAGTAGGTCTAACAAGTATAGCTACAGGAATTGCTTATGTTGCTGTTAAAGGATTACTTTACTTTTTTAATATAGATAGTGTGACTCCTGTTTACTACTTATTAGGCATCTTTTCAATGATAGTTGCAATCGAGTATTATTTATACAGTAAATAAAAGGAGGTTTTTTAAATGCCAAAAGTAAGATGTAAAAAATGTAGCAAATGGTATCATGGTTGGGCACTTTTATACAAAAGGGGCTATTGTACTTGTGGTGAGCTATTAAATAAGGAGGATATAATCATATGACTATAAAGGACTTAACTAAAAAGGAACAACTTAAGGTAGCATTTAAAACAATAGTTAAGAAGGCATTAGAAGAAACACAAGATATGTTAATGTCAGATGAATACATAATAACACATACTACTGACGACTTATTAAGGGAAGTATCTATAAGAACTAAAATAGCTTAGAAGAAGGCTATTAAGGTGAAAATTAGGTTTGTTACAAGTGATATTGAAGATGGCAAGTATAGAATAAAGTTTCTTAGAGAAGGAATATTTCCTACACCATACGCAGGATATTTCCAAGCTCCATATATTGAGAATAAAACTAAAGATGCATCAATGGAGATTTTAGTAATAAAACAGAAAAGATGGTTTGATACAGCTAAGATATTTATTCATGAACTTGCTCACTGGTTTGTATTCAGGTTTATAGATAAACACATAAGGAATAAGCACCACAGATGGATTGATAAACATATTAAGTAAAAGGAGGTGAAGAGCAATGTATATTTGTAAGGAATGCGGAAACTATTTAGCGTTTGAGGGAAGCAGTATAACAAGAGCAACTAATAAGCTAAATCCAACAGGCAGAAGTAAATATGAAGAAGAAACTGACTTAGAATATGAAGGTGTTGATTTTATGTGTTGCAAGGAATGTGGGAGTAATGCAGTGATAGACGTTGCTGTAACAGATTTGCCGCAACACGTGCAAGACCAAATCTATAACACCCTAACGATGGGATGTATAGAAGTAGACATAATGAAAGAGTTAAAGAACTTTGTAAAATGAATCTAAACAGGGATATAGACTAAATCAGATTATTTTAATCTGCTCATCTTGTAATAAGGTGGGCAGTCTAAAGTAATATGAATGTAAGATAGCGTAGCTTATCTATTTAAAAAGGAGATAAAAATAGATTGAAAAAGCTAACAGTGTTTATACTCATATTGTTTTTAGCGACATCCATAGGTATGACATCGAAACAAGACTATTTTATCTTAAAGGTTACAGCCTATTGTCCATGTAAAAAATGTTGTGGTGAGTGGGCTAATGGGTATACATACACAGGTGACAAAGCAGGATATGGATGTATAGCCATTGACCCACACGCTGGTATACTAAAGTTAGGACAACAGGTGTTCGTTGAAGGTTATGGCAGTGGCGTCTGTAATGACATAGGAGGTGCAATAAAAGGATGGGAGGCAGACGTATGTTTTAACACTCATGAACAAGCAGTAGCATGGGCAGTACGATTAGTTAAGGTGTATGTTATTAAATAAAAATGCATGTGTATATTAAAGTAGCTATAAAAAAGATTAAACAGGAGGAAAAAGTTGAACAAAACGAAACACAAGAAATGGCTTAAGAAAAGAAGAAGAGATAATAAAAAGAAAAGGGAAGCTAACTTTCATAGTAAGACATTACATAAATCAGAAGTCTTTTTATCTAAGACTAAGGAAAGGGAGAATGTATATCCTCCCTTCATATTCTAAGGAAAAGGAGGTAAAACAAAATGGAAAAGCTAACTGAAGAACAACTAAAAAGATATACAGCTATACAAGATGCAAAGGCAAAGCCATATATGGTAGTTGATGAGGCTCACAGGAAGAATCTACAAGCTTGGGTTTCTTATGACCTTTGGATAGCTGTAAGGAATAGAGTAGCAACTGAAGGGACAAGCATGAACAAATTTGTAGAAAAGGCAATAGCTACTTATATGCTGCTTAATGATGAGGACATAGGACGTATTGTGGCTAGAAATGAGAAATAAAATTCAATTTTTGAATTATATCTGGAGGATTGATTAGAGTGCTAAAGGCGACTAAAAACAGTCTATCTTTCATAGTTCCTGACTATTGGCTGGATAGCAAAAGCTACTTAAAGGTCTCTGCAATCTATGCCATTAAGTTGTTCTTTGGTGATGTAACTCTTGAACAAGCACTCGAGGGTGCAAAGCTAACAAGGAAGTATGGGTGGAGTATCAAAGAGGAAAATTAAAATAAATATTGAAACTGCTATTAGGCAAGGAAATTAATTAAGGAGGTGAATAAAGAATGAAGATACTTAAGTTGATATGTAAAGGAGGTAAATGGAAATGAATACCATTCATGAAAATGATTTAGTAGAAATAACATCTGAAATGGGTACAATATGCACAGGTAGAGTACGATGGGTAAATGAAGAAG